GAACCTGCACCTGCACCTGCATCCGAACCTGCCCCTGCACCTGCACCTGCACCTGCACCTGCACCTGCACCTGCATCCGCATCCGCGATCGCAATTGCTGCGGTAGCAGCAGCAGAAGCAAATTCAGATGAAAAACCCAAGAATGAAGATATCAGCACGATTTCAACCGAAGATACAACAAGTAATGATGTTAAGGACCCTACCAACAAAGCAGGAGAGGGGGCTGATGCAAGCAGTGTAGACGGCAAGCCTGATGATGCAGGCAAAGACGGTAAATCTGAAAATGGTGAGGGAACCGATGGGGAAGCAGTCGGCAACGATGGTGAAAATAAAAAAGGAAGTTTTAATTTAGGCCCAGAAGTAGAAGGTGATATATCCATCAACAGCGAAACACATGAATACAAAGATGTAAAACGACTTCTCGACTTTTTAGTCAAAAAGGGTCTTCCATATTACATTCAAATCGAACTAAAAAGTGGTTCTCCATTGAACTTGAAAGATACAGATATATTTGATTTACGTCGTATCTTGTATGGAAAATTTGTAAAAAGCGAAGATAAACCAAACTTGTATTTTAAACTAGGAAACGAAAATGTTGGGATTGCAAACGGTAATATACTTACGAACGAATACCCTAATGATGTTTTCATCTTTACGAAAGACAAAGTTACAATAGACAAGTCATCAAATGACAAAGCAGTAAATGTCAAGGCTGGTGATAAGACATTTCCTCCTATGATAGATTCAAAACGATTATATAAGTTAGATGGTGAGAGTCCTGCATCAGTTGATATTATAGATGATGTAGGTGTTATTAATATTACCAATATTGATGAGTTTCGACTTCAGGTTGCACCATTATCAAAAGATGATTTTAAAGCTGCAGCAACAATACCAAGTGATGATGGTAAGAAGAAAAAGAAAAAGATTGTATCTGATGACAGTCCGAGTTACATCGTAAACTTGAGCGAAAAGAGTAAAGTGACATCTATACAGACGTTACGAAAATCTCTCGAAGTCGTTCGCCAAGACCTAGAAGATGAGGACGAAGTGAGTAAATCAAACGCAATGGAAATATTCAAGTTGCTTATATCATTGTTGAATAATCCTGAGTTTGCCAAGAATGATGGTTTTGACGACTTTAAAGAGTCGGTTTATGGTTTTACCTATAAAATTCCCGGAACCGAGAGAAAGTATGGGTTCATCCAACTTATGTCATTTTTTGATCAAAAGAAAGATGACCTTCCACCGGATCTCACGAAACAATTTTTCAAGTTACTTACATTACTTGGACATGGACCCGCGGGTGAGAATGGCGCTTGTTTGGCATTTGAGACGCCTCAGTCTGTCGAAGTCGTCGAATACATCAAAACACTTGAAAATGGCGATATCGTTTCGACGAAAAAACTCGGAAGTAAACTTAACATGGAAGGTTTTGGCGACGAACTGAATAAACTTAATGCAACAAATGAACCAAAAGAAGAGGAGGAGAAGAAAGATGATAAAGCGAAGGAAGGCGAAGGTGCAGAAGGCGAAGGCGCAGCAGAAGGCGAAGGTGCAGAAGGAGAAAAAGGTGAAGAAGGAAAAGGCGGACCAGCTGCGGAAGAGCCTGCAGCGCCAGGAGAAAAAGCAGACGCAGAATCACCAGGAGCAGAAGCATCCACATCCTCACCAGAAGCAGGAGGACCGACGCCGGCACCAGAAACAGAAACTAAAAACTCAATGATGGCACAAGAAATTAAGGCTCAAGAACAGACAGCACAAGCAACCGCAATCGCATCAATTGCAGTATCAAATGCACAAGCAGCACAGAAAGCAGAACCACCCCCTGTTACGATCATCACTCCTGATAATGAGAAACCGTCGCCGCCACTACCACCGTCACAAGAAGTGGTCGCAATCAATAAATTATATGAAAAATCTGACAAAAACAAAAAGAAAGAAAAGATAGAAAAAATATTGAATCTTAGGAAAAATTTTGACAAGAGAATCAAAGAAATAGCGCCTTTACTCTTAGATATATTCAAAAAGTCAAATGAATCATATAAAAATAATCAATCAAAAGAAAATACGTATATTAAGGATGCGGAGTACAAACAAACAATGAAAACATTGAAAGGGTATATTGAATCGTTTAAAAAAAGTGAAAATTATAAATATGTGGAAGATCAAGACAGCTGCTGTGATAAAATAGTAAGTGAATTGATTCCAAACTGGTATTCTGGTCCAGAAAAAAGAGACAATGCAAGGAAGATATGCCCATTGTTTACAAACTATGCTCATTATATGAGGGAGATTAATGAGTCATATGAATATTTTAATCATCATGATAATATGAAACCTGTATTTGGTGCGAGTTTATGGGGTGCAACGAAAAAAGATATTGAAGATTCATTCAATAACTCGATTAATAATCTCGATAAGGTTGTGAATAACTTAGAGAAAGAAGAAGCATATACAAAACAGTTAGAACAGCAACTACAACCTTAAACTGCTCAACAACAGACAGTGTAATAAATACAAATTGATAATATTCTCAATTATGATTATTATCAAAAAATGTGATTTAAAAAGGCAAATACCGAAGCGATGCGCTATCATAGACAGTAACCTTGAATGCATCATTATATCCTTCTACATACACCATGTCACCGGTACTAACATTATTGCATCCATATTCGTTTGTTCCACTTCTGCCATTGACGATGACCGGTAATTTGATTGCGTTATTTTTGTCACTTAATGTGTAAAACTGCCACTTATCACGGCGTGTATATAAAGGTCGTCCAATTAATGGAAGAATCATTTCTTGTTGACCACCAGTGCGTGTAAGAATACCAACCTGACGGTATGTCGTGTCTACTGCTTGGGTTGGAATGTTAATACGGACTGCCCCATGTCCACCGCCACCCCCACCCCCACCTCCACCCCCACCACCGTATCCATTATGTTCGCCGTAATGGATCGTTTCAACCCCGCCACGTATGTCATATACAGGACGAGTCGCGCCCACGGAATTATCACGGAGTGGCGGGACATAAGGATTCAATAATACATCTTGACTAGATGATGGACCACCGATTCCGAAATCCAATGAATTTGCCAATGGGTCAGTTGATTCAAGTAATACGGGTCCGTGGCCGTGGTGACCGCCGCGGCAGTAAGGGCATCTGCTGCGCCCGCAACCACCACAGCTACCTCCACCGCCGCCGCCAAAAAACCGCGAATGCGCGTAAATCCCAACCCCAACCACTACAACTGCTACAATCAAAAGTGTCACATTTTCAAAACAAAACACACCAGGAGGACATCTTTTAACCATTATAATAATGCTAAACGCGATTGGGTTAGTATTATTATATATCGTTATTATTTTTACTATTTATCATTGTCTTTGTCTTTGTTTTTGGAACCTCCCGGTGTGGCAAATCCTTTCAACATATTTGTAATACCTTGAATACCGCCATTTCCGGTGATTTGTTCCATGAATCCTTCAGCTGACTTCAATAACGGTCCCATATCCTTCATGTTTTGCATTAACATTTTTTGTTGGTTCATTAATGACTTGGTCTGATCCGTTAATCCGCGCACACCATCTTCGCCAATAATATTCTCAATGTTATCGTATGCTTGTTCCAACGTGCTTGCATAATCGATACGATTTGCTGAACCTTCGTCATCATCTTTACTCTTCTTTCCGTCATAGTTTGCAGGTGATAATTTGGTCATTCCTTGTTTGCTACTATTTCTTGTTTTAGCTCCTTCTTTTTTTTTCTCATCTTTCTTCTCTTCTAATTTGTCTTCGACCTTTTTTTTTAATTCGTCAACTGCATCTTTATTATCTTTTTTATTATCCTTTTTGTCATCTTTATTTTCCGCACCTTCCTTCATTTTCAATCCTTCCGTGACTCCTGGCGAACCAAACATTTCAAAAACAAAAACTGTGCCAAATGCGGTTAAAAGAACAATAATCATATTTTTACTAAAGTAAGATGTAATAAGTCCAATCAATGCCATTAATACAATTGCATTGATATTTTGGTTTGCAAGATAACGCACTATACTAAACAAAACAAGAATTAAACTACCATATAATACAAGTTTATTCTGGAAAAATGGTGAAGATATTGAACGATTCAAATTTGACAACATTATAACTTCTTTTACAATAACGATAATATATATTTTAATAATATAATAAAATTGAAAATAAATAAAATTATCATTAGATATCTATCATTATTTATGTCACGGTATGAATTAGGATTATGTCAAAAATACGATAGAAATATACACGGATTTAATGAGAATACAAGTTCTCCGGACATAACCGAGCATTATGTTTGTTTGTATACATTTTCCTACTCAAAAACATTGAAAGATTATATCGCATTTGCGAAATGTTATGGCGCCACGATTGAAATCGTCGAACCCATCTGGTTATACCCCGGGAATGAAATGGTTGCAATATACAAAACATTTTGGTTGCGTATATTTCAGCGTTTGTGTCGAAAATGGGTTCGCAACCGACGATTTGCACGTTCAGCGCGGTTATGTATATATTTATTAAAACGAGAATATACTAAAACACGAATATATTACGATTAGAAACGTCCTCGTCAGCGTCCTCGTCCTCGTCTTCGTCCTCGTCAGCGTCCTCGTCCTCGTCAGCGTCCTCGTCCTCGTCTTCGTCCTCGTCCTCGTCAGCGTCCTCGTCCTCGTCAGCGTCCTCGTCCTCGTCCTCGTCAGCGTCCTCGTCCTCGTCAGCGTCCTCGTCAGCATCTTCGTCCTCGTCCTCGTCCGCGTCCTCGTCCGCGTCTTCGTCCATGTCCTCGTCCTCGTCCATGTCCTCGTCAGCGTCCTCGTCAGCATCTTCGTCATCACTACTTTTTACATCATGTTCATCATCTTCAATAAATGTAATCTCGTTGATTTTATCTACAGTGACACCAAGAATCGTATCAACATTCATTAATTTTTGGTAACTGACCCTCATTTTTTTAAGCAAGGAACCAATTCGATTTTTATCCTTTGTCATTTCTTTCAGCATGTTGGATGACGCACTATCTTTTTTCGTTTGAATTCGTTGTTTCGAGAGATTCTCTCGAATCATTTGATTTAAATGACGATAGATTTCATCTAAAGAATCAATCTGTAGCCGATGCTCTTCTACCATTTCATCAAATAAAGCTTTTGCTTTCATGTAAACCGAAAGCAAATGCTTATTATATTTCATATTATGTCGTAACGTAAGCATCTTATCTATGATCTTACGTTTTGCATCTTTTTCACTTGCTCGAAATGTTTTAATCGCCAAATCATTATCAGCTAAAAAATCAGAATCTCCATAATTATTTGTTTCTAGTTGATTATTATCTTCCTCACGTATTTTCATTTACGGTATATGTTATCGAGTATACTATTATTAGATTAGAATAAAAACAATATGACGCATAGTTCTCTCAGCAGTTACTTATCAAGCTTATTCCACCAACTGCACGGTTTGTGCCAGAACTCGGTATAATAAATATCTCCGTCACAGAAAAATGCCGCACTGTAACTATAAGAACTCGCAGAAGTAACCAAAATATCGGCCACTGTCATTCCAATATACGAATCATCATTAGAGTCGTTGATATGCAACATAATATCCGGACCAAGAACTTCGTGTGCGCGGAATTCAGCGAACTTTTCTTCTGCGCCTTGTGAATAAATATGATACTGAATGCGATTGTTACTGTCAAGTTTCATGTATTTATCTCGAATCGTCATAAGGGAACGAATGTAATAGTCATTGGGGTACTCTTCCCCGCCATTTGGTCTCGTGTCATCACAATTTGGGCGACGAATATGCACGGCGAGATGATGTG